GCTTAATTTCTTTTCGTTATCAGTGTTATTGATCAGCGTCAGTTCTCTGTAATTTCTGGAAACCCCAAAATAAACAGGGAATTGTGTGTTGCCTTGCCAGAAAAATACCCATACATTTGCGCCAACTTCAGGTATACCAAACAACCCCTTTGCTTTGTTAACATGTTTGGATGGCTTGTATGAGAAGCTGTATGGATTGCAATTCACTGCAAAGTTGACAGTTGGATCTCCAAATCCATCTCCTATAGCGGTTCCTGTGTTTTCAAATAAAAATGCTGGGGAGAATCCCCCGTCATCTAATGTAGGAGGAGCGTCATCAATCACTGACAATCCAGATATATAATTTGAATCTGATATAGAGGATATCTTCTCATCCTTTACATATCTACTAGATCCACTCTCACCAATCACAGGATAACAAGGTTCTGCCCAAGGAATTGTTTTACAGATAGCTTCGTATATGTCTGTATCGATCCAATTGTCTCCGATATTGTTGATCCCCGGAACTTTTATTTTAAAGTCCTCATTATCAGCAAACCATTCCTCAAATGGTTGGTTTGTGAGTTCGGGAATGTAAACTTTAATCCTGTTTAAACGAAGAGGATCGTTATTTTTAACAACGATCCCTTTGTAGAATGCCAATTCATCCCTGCGGAACTCTTGACCTGTTGATGAGCCTCTGGCAAACATTAACTATATTTAGATCAGAAGTATCCCAATAGGCGCAGTCTAAGTGATTCGGGGGTGGTGACTTCTTTAGTAGCAGATAGTGCAACTGCTGATAATGGAGTTGCAGCGTATGCTGATTGATAGGTGAACACGGTGTATACTCTATCAGAGCGCATCAATGCAAACACTGAGTTGTTGTATGCGCTATTAATTCTAAATACAGAACCAAACACTGTTAGTGAACAGAGTGTAGATGTTAAAGAGGAAGTGGGAAGTGCATTGAATGCAAGTCCATCAAAAACTGATGATAGAGAAATCGTGTTGACTCCAGCGGCGGATAATACTGTGTGTGTAGGAGGTGGATTTCCTACAGAAGCTGCTGATAGTACATTTGAATTGAAGTTGAAAAGTGCCATGTTAGTATTTAGTCAAAGTAGTTTAAAAAACTGAATGTGTGTTCTGTAGTTTCTCTTCATTTTGATTATTTTTTAAAAATTAAAGTTTTACATTTTTGAAAATCTTCAACATTCACACTTGACAACCCCCACTAGTGGGGTAGAATGTGAGTATGAAAAAGAAAATGACAAATAAAAATTATTTAACCCAACAAAAATTGGGTGATATTTTATCGAAACACTTCGATATAGAGTCTGAAGTTAGAATTGACGGGACGATGCTTAGATCTGATTTTAAATTTAATCATGATGGCATGGTGTATAGAGTCGAATTTGATGGGGACTCCCACTTCACAGATATTTCTGTAATGGATCGAGATATTAAAAAAGATCAAATGACTTGGAAAATGACCAATGTAACATCCGTTAGGATTCCTTATTTTATACAGCTGGACAATTCAACATTTGAAATGTTTTTCGGATTTAAATATCCAGAAGACCTACCATTAATGTATCCTCATGGCTTTATTGATCCAAAAGCCAAAACGCCTGCATATTTTAGTATTAGAGGGCTTGATAGATTTTTGGCGATCATGCGATATCTCGCAGAAAAATGGAATGGTGTATATGTAGATATTATAAAATCTATGATATATCACGATAAGGCGAGCGACTTTTCGTATATTATTCCAGAAAAATATGGATATCCAGAGTTAAAAGATCTAGCGGGATATTTAGCAGAATCTGATATGTTTGATTATTGTAATGACTGTAGGAAGACATTGGACAAATTTACGAAAATGAAATTTGGTAACAGAAACGAATCTGGATTCGGATTCCAATTTTAAAAACGAGGAAACCCGAGGCGCTTCGGCACCTCGGGTTTCAGATTTTGACGTAACTCCTTGAGTCAGAACAACTTAGAGGTAAGTTGAAACCGTTCCGGGGGTAAACGCATCACCAAGGTTCTTGACAATGATCAAGTGGTAGTAAAGATTTGCTCCGAAGATATTGTTTACAATACCGTAGCGGGTCATTAGACCAACACGGGGTGCAAAATCGTTCGGACCAATTGTTCTTTGAACCATGATCGGAATGTATGGGCAGTAAATGATACCAGTATCATAGTACTCAGAACCTTTATATCCAAGCAATGCATACTCAACGGATTGAGTATTGGCAGGAGTTCTGCCAGTGTAATTGGTTGAATATAGAGAGTTGTTCTGAACTTCTGTTCTGGTGTCACGATAAACGGTGAAGCGGCTTCCCACTGTACCTACCTTAGAAACTCCAACACCAGCGGTTGAAACGGTTCCAGTGATTTCAAAGGTCTTGAAGTCAGGAAGCATTTCGAGGATGGTGCAAACGCGAGGAGTTGCAATAATGAAATTGGCAGCGCCTCTACGGTTACGAGCGGCCATACGACCTGCCTCGATTAGTAGTTTTTGGTAGAAAGTGATATTACGCTCAGCAGTCCAACGACCATCTGCACTTACAGGACTCCAAATGGAGTAACCTGCACCCGGACCACCATTCATGGCGCTCTGGATCATTCTAATGACAACTTCACGGTCGATTTCGGCTTGGATCTCATACGACATTGCATTCGTAAGTTCACCATCGATATCGATACCTTGCATGTTCTTAAGGTCTTGCTCAAGCTCGACAGACCAGCGGGTAGCGAGTCTACGAGTTCCAGCTTCAACTGCGGTCTTTTCAAACTTCATCTCGATCTGAGGGATTTTACCTGTCAGTTCGTAGTTTTGTAGAAGTTCGGCAACACCACGGTCTTGATCAGCGAATGCCCACTCTGAGTTACCAGAAAGCGCACCTGCTGTAGTACCTGTGAAACGTGTGTCAAGAAGTTGATAACCAAGTTCGGTAGCGTTTAAGCCCGGTGCGCCACTGAGTTGTGGTGCGAATGTACCAGCTCTGGTTCCGGTTCCGCCTTGTGTTGAATATCCATCAATACCACCATTGCTGAGGGTATCTGATTGATAAGCATAACGAAGGGCGAAAGCAAGACCAACTGGTCCACCCATAGGCTGAACACCAACGAGTTCGTTGGAAAGCAACTCTGGGAAAGTGCGTCTGATCATAGGAATGAGGATTTTAGGTAGTCTGCTATCTCCGGTGGCATAACCATCGGAATTAGGAATAGTACCCGGACCACCAGCGTTTGTAGCGCCGAAGATGCCAGAACTATTATTAGACTCCATACACCATTTCTCTTGGTTCTCAAGAAGCATAGCAGTTGTTCTGTAAGTGTGTTCATCGCGGATTTCTGGAACAGCATTGCTGCTGTAATCAAGAACCTTTGACCACTTTCTTACGAGTGCATCTGTTCTGCTTTCATTAACTTGTGAGTTTGGTTTATTCATATGTGACGTATTCTCTGTTTCTAGTTCAGGTCATTAAGACCTCATTGTTCTTGGTGGGAAATTATCTGGTTCCAAAAACCTTGCTGAGTTCACTGAGGTAGATGTCTCCACCGCTTGGCTCATTTGTATTTAGGTTTTCAGTTAGAATTTTTTCAGTTTTTGGAATAAAATCAACATTGGCACTCTTTTTCTTAGCATCTTCTGTGATATTCTTGATTTTTTCCTTTTCTTTCTTATCAAAGAGGCGGGAAACATAATCAAAGTTTTCCTTGATGAATTCGAATGACTTGTCTTTAAGGGTCTTTCTGATGAAAGATTTCTTATCATCATCCATTGATGAGATCTTTTCTTCGATCAATGAGTTGACACGAACATTGTTGTAGCTTTCGCTGAGTTGCTTCATCTTGTTCTTAAGTTCAGTGTTCTCTTCTTGAAGAGAAGTGATCTGAGACTTGCCATCGAGAACTGCTTCTTGAATGGATTCATTCATCATAACAGAACCGACTGAGAGAACATTGCGAAGTTTTCCAAGAACGCTCATAGCAGACTTGTTCTTAACAGCTGTTGCTAGATCTTCAGTTGAAACAGACTCTTCTAGGAACTCATCAAGATATACACTAACAGCGCCAACTAATTGTTGCTTGTATTGAGTTGCATCTTCATTGAGAGTTCTTTCATACTTCTTAACAACCTTTAGTAACTTCTGTGCGCGATCTTGATCAACGGCTTCAACGATCTTTTTCATCTTTGCAGTGTGATCTTTGTCAATTGTCTTGATGAGAGTGTCTAATTTCTTAGCATACAATTCATCTTGAGCAATCAATGCAGACTCTGTTGCAATATCGACTTTGCTATCGAAGGCTTCTTGAATTGCATCCAGTGAGGACTCGCTGAATACTTCAACCGCATCTTTGTTTAATAAATCTTTGATTTTCATGTGTTAAAATAAAGGTGTTGCCAATTCCTTTTCAATTCTTGCTTGAAGTTTTGAATTAAGAATGCTTGTTAAGTATTTACTCGCGTCGTCATATTTTTTCTCTAAAATACAATCTATAAATAAAGAGATGTTTGATTCGGTGAGCGGTTTTTTCTTTTTGCTTGTCGGAGTCTTCTTAGCCGATTTCTTAGCAGCTTTTTTAGCGGCTTTCTTAGGCTTCTTCTTTAGAAATTTATCAATCTCTTTTTCAGGCATTTCCTTCGCAACTTTTTTAGCAGCGCCAGATACCTTAGAACTTCCTTTTTTGGCACCCTTAACGGCACCAAAAAATTTACGTTGTTTTTCGCTTTTGAATGGCATAATTTTATTTAACTTAGCGCGTTAATAAATTTAAGAATTTGTTCTTTTAGATAGCCATCCATATTTTTTCTTGGAAGCTTTGATATGGTTTTTTCAAAGTTTTCGTAAATTTCTTCGTAATGTCCATCTGCTGCAACCACCCACTGTTTGGATTCCAAGATTCCATTGACAAATGCTCTGGGGAAAGATGGATCTGCTACAGCATCAACCGCAACTAATCTCATGTTTCTAACAACATTGTGTGTTGATTCTTCGTGTAAGCTTCCCAATGCACGGGTGGACATTCCAACCTTAACACCATCATTGATCAGAGATCTCAAAAGCTGACCGAGAGGAGTTGACAATACTTTAGACTTTCCATAAAATGTATCTCCGTCTTCTTTCAACTCTGTTACCAAGTGACACGCTCTTTCCAAGTTAACTTCCGCCGACATCGGGTGATTGAGTTCTCCCATAGCTCTTCCCGGAATAACCATCTCTTCAATATAACGATTGACTTCGGCTCTTG